GCTGTTTTTGTGTCATCCCAGTCATAGGATACGGAAATATTCATTTCCAAGGGGCCTTCAGACCGGATAAAAGTATTTACTTTGCGAAGTATTTTTCGGACTTCTGTGTCTCCAAAATCAAAGTAAGGAGTAGAGTAGATGCCGATGATACCGTCACCGTTAAAATCCTCGCCTTGTTCTTGCCTATAAACCCCGCCGTTGTAATCTCCGTGGAGAACGTACTCAGTTCGTCCAATATAACCTGAAACAGCGCAAGAAGCTCTAATTCCTAGTAGCTCCCCAAATTCCCAGCCCAATTGTTGGTCTGCTGTTCGTAGACCTCCAACGACCCCCTTACTATCTGAGACATTGATGCTGTCATCACCAACAAAGTACCGTAACTGGGATTTTGTTCTAACAACTACCCCGCTAAGAACGGTGTCCAGATCGTAGTCCACCGGAAGATCAATTAGCAAAGACTGGATACTTTTAGAAATAGTCTCCAGTTCTACGTCACCAATACGACTTGTACCTGCTACAGGTCGGATGCCGTCTGGGGCTAAAAAGACAAGATCACCACCAATTTCTAAAACGCTATCTGCTGCAATACAGCCTACGTTGGCCGTTACTTGATCTATGACAAATCCAGCAGTTAAGTCGGTACTAATTCTTTTAATGGAGTTAGTTCCGAAGACGAACAAATTTTCTCTAAAGGGCTTAAAGTTAATAACGTCAAACCCAGTGTTTATTTGGCCCCCGCCAGCAGCAGCGGTAAAAGTGTACGGGTCTTGTGGCGCACTATGGCAGATAACAGCCGCGTAAGTCTTATCACCTGTAAAAAATAAATGATTTTCAAAGACATCTACAAAAGAAGGAGTGCTTAGAAGTTGATTACCTCCAGGTGCAGATACGCCCCCTGCTGCGGATGGAGTTAATTCTCTCCATGTGCTGCCATCATAAACAATCGGCGGGTTAACCCCGTCAACAAAACAGATGTGATTTCCGAAACCAAAATTGAAAGTGGTAAACCGGATTTTCTTTACAACATTAAGACCAGAATTTGCTGATGTCGCCCGTGTTACCCCAGTAGAATATGGAACCCAACCAGAGTAAGCAACATGCCTATAAAAACTGTATGTGTCTGTTCCAACATCTTTTCTAGCGGCTAAGATAACTTCTTTGCCATAGGTGGGATCTGTATACAGAGCCACACAAAGAACTCGGCCCTCTCCGGGGACAAATTCAGAAGCGGAGTCAAGAGGCATAAATCCGCTAACCCTGCGGTAGCCACCAAACAGACTGGCCTCATAATTAACAAGTCGTGTAGCTGAACCCGGAGCATTCTCCGCAAGGTCCAGATGGTTCTCATTGCTGTTCAGGCCACCAGCACTAATCACCTTGTATGACTGAATTCTATCAGCCATTTAGAAGTTCACTCTGTGATCTGTTATGTACTCGTAATTGTTGATGTACAGAGTTTGTAAGTTCTTTAAGCCTTGCATAAAGAGAGCTTGAGAAACCTGCGCCGCCTCTACGTTATCTTTGAACATGTACATGTGCATGAGAGCGCCATCAACGATTACGCTGGAGAAGCTCTCTGGAACTCGTGTTTCATCATCATACAGATTGAGATCTGCATAATTTAAAAAGTATCGAAACCTAACACTGTATTCTTCGTCAGGGCTGGGTGTTACGCCGTACCCATTCCCGTGACTAGGGAAAACATAACGGGGCTGTTCTATACCCAATGACCCTGCATTACTGTCAGCATCTCTGTACTTTTCATAGTACTCGTCCCTATGAATAAAGTGCAGTTTCGTAAATTCGTTAGAGCCGCCAAAATTCTTAAAAAGTTGGAAGCTATTCCAGTCAACTACTTTGAAGTAAGTAGGCCAATCATACTCTTCGCGACCAACAACGAGGGTTTCAGTATGTTCCGCTGCGTTAAAAGGCCACTCAAACTCTGACTGATTTATATTAGCAATTGCTGCCTTCACAGAATCTTTACAAAGTGCTTGGACACCGCGCACGGTTGGGAAATCTGAAGAAGTCATTTCAACTTCATTCAAACGCCGCAAGACTCTATTGCTAAGATCTAAGAATGTGGCTGGCATAAAACCCTCAAGTAAGAGGAAGAAAGGGACCCCGAAGGGTCCCCTCTATGGACACTTACGCTACGTTGTATTCCGCAGTGAACAAAGCTTCTGGGCGAAGGATCTTGCGCCCGAAAAGATTCATTCCGCGAACTACGTCTGCGAAGGTATCAGGTGAGCGGAAGCTCTCAGTCTTAGAGATCTGCTGCGCTGTGGCAACACAAGACTGGTGACCCGCTACAACAACACCAAAGTTAGCATCAGAGCCGTCTGCGTCAGCAGTACCAGCACCAGTACCAGCGTATGGTAGGTTGTTAGACTTGTAGACTTTGAAGCCCCGGATCAGACCAGAAACAACTCGGCCATTACGGAGAACGTCACCTGCATCCTGACCACCAGCGAAGTCGTTGTTGATCAACTTGCTGTTCTCGTCCATGAGAAGCTCATAGAACACAGGATCGGCTACGAACCAACGATCTTCAGTTGCTACGTTAGCTTGGTCCATCTGACGAGCGATGCGGTTAAGCATAGCCAGTGGAGATGTGATTGCACCAGCACCGCCACCCGCTGCCAAAGGCAGAGAGTTACCAGCAGTTCCACCGAAGGTAGCTGCGTCGATCTTGTTAGCAGCCAGCAGTTCGTCAGCACCAGCAGCCGCGTCAGCTTTGTCGCCAGCAGGAGCAGTACGAGCCGCCCATGCAGAGCCACTCCAGTCGTAACCAGATAAATAACCCAGTACGTTCTGGTCGAAAGCGTCCTTCAGCTTGTACGCTGCATTGTCTGTCGCTAAATCGATGAAGTTAACATGAGAGTGTTGAGTCTCAATATCATCAACTTGGAATTGGAACGCATTCGCTTGGTCAATGACCAGAGAGAAGTCAACGTCCGACAAGTCCTGCGAAGCCATTGCTGTGCCGCGCTTGTAGTCAGAAATGGTGATTGTAGGCTCTTTGATGATCTTTACAGAGTCACCCATTGAGCTAATTTCACCAAAGTAGTCGCTATTTGTAATAGCTTCAACAATTGACTCCTTACGAAGGGCCAATTGTACTTTTTTACTATAAATTACGGGGCTGAAATTCCCGTTGGGGAGGTTGGAATACCCCGATGCTTTTGGAAAAGCCATGATTAATTCTCCTAGTGGCTAGAACAAACGAGGCTCGGAATGAGCCGTGCTAAAACCAGAAGGTGTCACCATGAGGGGCAGATTTTCGACTTGGGTGCGTACTGTAAGTAACGAAAGAACAAGGTACTTGAGTACGGGCCAAATGAACTCTGGTGGCCGAATTGCGTCACATTTCTTCTGTGGGTTTGGGTGACAAGAGTAGGCTTGCGCGGTCTTGTCAGGTCGCTTACGCGAAAGGCCCCTAATTAAGGGGCGTATCTATGTGTAGAATTATAGCATCTACACCGGATTGGGTAAAGACTTATATTATCGGGCAGCGCCAGAAATGTCGTATAAAAACATTCCTTTTTGCATAGCTTCTAATATAGCCGATTCATTTTTTTCGTACTCTTGAGAGGACATCTTCTCAACTTGGCTTTCAGTGAAACGACCTTGAGCCGTTCCAGCGGGAGAAGACTGTGCTGTTCGTGGTACGGAAGCAGCAGCACCAGCACTACTGGCTGGCCGCTTTCTCATGCCTTTATCAACTTTATAAAGGTCAATGGCCCTACTAGCGGCCATCGCATCTGTCGTGTTTTTATACAGAGAGTCTTGAATCCATTGTGGCTGAAGACCAACCCAATCATGAAAAGCACGGCTCTCTCTGATTTGAGTGAAGTCTGGATGTAGTCTTTGAAGCTCTTTTTCAGCAGACTGCTTAGTAAGTTTAGCTTCTAAACGCTCCATTTTTTCTAGCCGCTTCTCTCCTTTTTCTAGAGCTTCATTAGCTCTCTTAGAAGCTATCGTATCGACAATTTCAGCTACTTGTGGGTACTTCTTGGACCATTGGTCAATTTCCTCATCCGTCTTTGGGAACTTGATCTGACCTTTGGCTGCTTGCTCTAACTGATCTCGCAGATTTTCAATTTCTTCGTCTTTTTGGCCCTGCACCGTAGCAAGATGGCGGCGTAAATCGCCGTATCGTTTTTTAAACGATTCATCGTCTGCGCTTGTTGGGGCTGCTTGTGGTTCAGGCTGTTGTGTTGGGGCGTTAAGTTCGTTTTCCAACTGTTCAACTTGGGTGTTTTGGTACTTAGCCATTTATTTTCTCCTTGGGGGCCATTTAGGGTAGCCCAATGAGATCAAATCAGTGCAGATTCCTTCCGTTTCCGAAAATCATCATAACTTCATGATCCGTTAGTTTGTCTTGACCCACAGTCTCAGTTTCGTACTCTTCCACTCCCTCAGATGGCTCTTCGTCCATTTGATATTCTTCTTCGACTACGGTGTGTTCTGGGTAGTCCACCATTTCTGACATTTCTTGAGAGTCTGATTGGCAGTCTCCGCCACACGTTTCGCAGTCTTCTTGGCCGCATCCCATGTCCATTGAGCAGACTGGGCAATTTGGGTCGCCGCAACCTTCAGCGTAATCGTCATATCCATCTCCAGGTGCATTCTTAATTTGATCTATAGATTGCATCATCATGAGACCCATTTTGGCCTCTTCATGCATTTCCATGTAAGTTCGTAGGCCGTGCCACCGAACAACATCGTTGGGTACAACGTATTCACCAACGGAAAGTGCAGCAGGGATGTCATCCCTTACATTTTCGGGGGAAGAACCTACTGGAATTGGATTTCCGCTTACAGGATCGAAGCCGATGATGTTGTCTGGGAGAGCAAGACCGCCGTGAAACATAGAAATCATAGCAGGTCTCTTCGGGTCCCCCTCAAGAATTTCCTCTTCTTCTTGTTCAGGAACTTTAGTTGATCGCTCGTCATCAGGGCCAGAAGCTTGTTGTGGAGTATTAATAATACTCGTCATTTCATCTTCGACTTCTTGCTCTACTCGCTTATCCTCGACAGAAGCTTCTGCTTGGACTTTTTCTTCGCGGTCAATTTTATCAACAATACCGCCTCGGTTGTAGTTAGTCATAAACCCTCCGTTAGAAAACCCACTGTAATCAGGGTCTATTTTCGCTTCTTTTGCATAAATTAGGGGGCCGACTTGGATGACTTCGTCCGCCTCTTTTACTGCCGCGCCCACGTTATCTCCGCTACGAGTGTAGAAAGCTCCCTGACGGCGCGGGTCAAACCCCACTTGTATCCAATCTGGTGAGTCAACTAGCTCCCCTGCACTCTTGCGTATGGAGTCAGCGTCTAAGTTTTTTACCCAGCCCGACACCGTAGCGTAGCCCGTCTTATCGGCTATGCCTTGGCCAATTCTTTCGCCCATTTTTTGCGATGCCAAAAACTTAACGGGCTTGCCGTCTTTACCTTCGTAGTGAACCGCTTTGGCGTAAGTCGTGCCTTTGTCAGCTTTCGACGTACCCGCGACTATCCAAGTGTCGTAGTCCTTGTAGGCAGGGATATCTAATCTGCCATTAAACTTGTCACCTTTAGAAAGAGCAGACTCTGAAACGCCAAAAGATTTAGCAGTAGATGTATCTACGACGAAATTGCCGTCTGCTCTTTGGTTAGGTTTAAGAGAAAATATTAAACTTTTATCAGACGGCTCCCTTGGCAGAGAATCCCATGCTGTCACTGGTTTGTACTGCTCAATATTGGCGAGGTGTTCTTGACGAGTAATATCCCCGTTCACCAGCTTTTTAGCTGACTCTTCTAGTTCGGGAGTCCTGACTACCGGGTCAACCGTTCTATCATTTTTAACGTAGCTCTTAACTTGTTTCTGCCACTCTTCTGGAGACTCAGCTTCATCAAACTGTTTCCAAGTAGCATCATACTCTGCCCTCGACATCTGAGCATTCACTGGAGATTTTCTAAGTCCTGAAGTCGCTGTTTTAAGCGCTCGTGCCGCAGTGTCTCCAACTACTGGGACAACTCCTAGCAGAGTAGCCGCAGCATTTATTCCAGCCCCAACGTAATCGCCTTCGCTTACAGAATTATAGGTGTCGTAGATACCTTTTGCTTCACCTACTACAGGTATAAAATCTGTACCCACATCAACAGCAGTAGCCAACAAAGATTCTGTCTGCTCATCTAAGGCGGGATCTATTTTATTTGGATCGTCCATTAGAACTTTACTCGGTCCAATTTTCGCCATTGGTCAACGGGGGGATGCCCCATCTCTAAGTTTGTTGGATCTTTCAAAGACATCACCGCGTCAAAAGTCACGCTGTAACGAGCTACTCCTTCAGCGTTGCTTAAAGTTTGATGCGCTAATTTTGCGGGAAAAATGAATAGCAAGTCATCTTCCACTGATAGATCGATCCGCGAACTAGTGTACGCACTTGAACTAGAGATTATTCCTTTGTTGTACTGCGCCTCGTCAAACATGCCCGGAAACAATTCATTCTGATGAGCTTCAGTTGCTATCTGAAACTTCCCAGAGCCTTCCGGTGCTTTGGGATAATACACGGCCACTAAGTGGGCCATTTGATGACGATGAAAAGCAACACTCTTTTGGTCCACTTGTTTTACGGGCCAACTACGAGTTATCCAAAAATCGTATATGTCAGGGGTTACCCCTAACCCAACAATAAAATTATTAAATGCAGTGTGTAATACGGAGACTATTGGAGCGTATTGTTCTAGATCGTGAACCCTGTGATGACCAAAAAAGTCTCCAGTCCAACTAGTATCAGTTGTATCATACCCCGTTTCCATTACGCAAGCGTCTGTATGATCAATCATCGCCTGACGTTGCTCGGCAGTTAATCCAGCTTTAACGGAGTAAGTGGTGACAGGGAAAAAATGATTAAACTTACCTGTCATCCAGCGGCCTCAATTATCTCTGCTCGTATATGTTCAAACCTACGAAGTTCCGCTATTGCACCTTGTATTTCAAATATTCTGGCGGTGTCTTTAGTTGTCTCTAAATGCTTGAGATGACTTTCAATTTTGTGATGCACTAACGCTTGGAAACGATCATACGTTTCTTTGTCATTTACCAACAGCAACAGGTATCGCGCTAACTTTTGATCCATAAACCTCGTCCTACGCTAACGGAGAGGGCGGAGGAGGCGTACCACCATTGTCGCCACCACCTTCACCTGTAAAACCCGCTGCGCCCGGTTCTGGGGCTGCGCCCGGTACTACAGTACCACCACCATTACCTGTGGGGTCATCTGGGCTTGCAGGTCCGCCCGGAGCTTGAGGTGGGGGTTGAGGCATCGCGGCCTGTAATTCAGCCATAAAACTGGCTTGGATGGCCGCTTCTCTAGCGTCATTAAGAATCTTATCTTCGTCTAGATCCATACTTGTTGCAAGTTCACGAAGAATATAATCAAACCGCACAAACGGGGCCATAACTGGGTTAGCTGCCATCTGCATAAATTGCAGCAGTCTCTGGCTGCGTACTTCATTCCGCATCAGGCTTTCAGTACCTTTACTGACAACCTCTAAATCGCCTAGTAAGTCTTCGCTGAAGCGGAACTGCATGTTAAAGCTGAATAGCGCTCGTCCTAATGGTCCAAGCAAATAGTCATCAATGTTTTTGACCACCGCTTTGATGTTACCCGCAGCAGCGCCCATAAGCATCGACATACCACTGGCTGTACGTCCAGTACTCATAACACCTGTGCTGCCGTGAGAGTAGCTGGGTAATCCAGTAGACTCGTCCGCTAACTGCCTAGCTTTATCGAACATCATCAGCAGTTCATTAGACACATTGGGGAACTTAGTACCAAAGATAGCCTGTCCCGGCGCTCCCGCCTGACGGCGGAATACTTTCCCAGGATATACATCCATTGACTGACCGGGTGTCAGGTTGGTCTCATCGATCTCAATAAGAAGGTTCCCAGACAACGCAGCGTTATCAATCGCCATCCGCATCATGCCATTCATGATTAGCTGGGTATCTGCCATATTTTCAGCAATACCTACACCAAAGAAAGAGTACGGGTTAGCCTCATAAGGTGATGCGTGGTAGGGAATACGACTAGGGGTAAAGGGGTTGATAACTAGGCGCAGGGTCTGTCCATTACAGATCCATGCATTGACCTGTATCTGGTCGTTATCAATAAACTCATCTGGTATGTCGAGGCCAGCTTCTTCAGCAATCTCTGTGTCTAAGTATCCCCAGAACTCTAAAACTTCGTACCGCTCAGAGGAGCCGCGTGAAGACGTATCTTCTAAGACTTGTTCCCAATACTCAGGTTCGTAATTTGGTCCTAGAGACAGAGCTTCTTCAATTGACTCCTCTCGGAACATGGGGCGATTTTTTAATGCCCGTACCTGAGACCTGCTCATTCTGTGACGGTGAACCGCGTACTCAGCCTCGCTCATAGAACGGGCTTCTGGATCGGGGTAAAAGTCCCAAACTGAGCAATGCTCTACTTTCGCAATAGTAGAAAATTCTGGTTCGTAATCGCCGTCTGAATTCCAACGGGGGTACTCTTTGTCATACGCAAAAGGGCCTTTAATTACCCCTGTACCAAACAGAGCCATTTCAAACGCCATTGAGCGTAGATGCTTAGAAGCTTCACACTCTTCCAACTGATCGTGGATGAGCTTTTCCATGCGTCTGGCAGCTTCTCTCGCTGGCTCATATACAAGCGCACCTTGCGCTCCAGAGTCGCCTTCTTGTAGCTTATCTTTTACAGGCTCCAATTCGTCTTTAAAGGGACCAACAAGCTCTAGTAAATCTTTCCGCTTAGTGGCGGTCTTCTTGGGGGGTTCAATATCTTCTGGGGCGTTTAAATCAACGTGGACAGAGTTAACACCACCTGTAGCAATAGGGGTAGGCTCAACACCAATAGGGAACTTACCACCAGCAAATAGAACATCTGTGATTTGTGCGTAAGCAGCAAGGACTTTAGTCTTTGTAATTTTGACAAAAGCTTTGCTTTTTTCTTTCTCAGAAAATTGGACATCAGGGCCATAGATACCACGATAATTTCGATAATTTGTTAACCACCTTTCTTCATCTTCGTCCCGTGCCTGTTTAGCGCGAGAAAACCGTCCTTCGACATAACTTACAAGCTCAGATAACTCTCGGTTCTCAGAAGAGACATCGGACCCCTCATCAACAAAGCGCACAGGCTGTGAGGTTGCATCTAAATCAATTGTCTCTGGTGTGCCTAATGCCATATTTTAATACCCGAAAGTTGAGTCTGAGGGGGTGTAACTGGCCCGTTCTTCAGACATAGCATCCCAAGGGCTGAACCCTCGGTAGCGTGATTGTATGCCATACCGGATAGAGTCAAAAGCATGGTCACTTTTATATCGTGCGTCGATGTCATCTGACCCTTTAGGGCAGCTTGGGATCACTGGTAGATCTGCAATAATTTGTCGGCAGTTGTTAAAAAACACTATCCCCGGCTTCTCAACTTCTTCATCTACTTTAAGTAGCTCGTGAAGGCGGTTCTTACCTGCCACTCGTGACCCAGCGCTTCTATCAGAGGGTCTCCATCGACAACCCAACCGGATCATCTCTTCAGCAATGCTAGGACCTAATTGTCCGCGTACATGCCAACAAGAGCTATCCAACACGCCATAGTCTATACGTTCACCACGTTCAGCGTCTAACACGGCTTTTGCCAATGCTTTGCCCGTGTGCTTAGTGACGTAAAGCTCCCTATATACTATCAGAGTCTCAAAACTTGGGTCAACTGCGTACCAGTGAACCGCACTAAAGCTTGAGTATCCGTAGTCGCAAGATCTAAACCTGCGCCAATCATGTGGTATAGAGAAGGGTTCGGTAACATGTATCCCTTGTCTAAACTCAGGGAACGCTGCACCCTCTGCAATGCCCCAGTCCCCTTCAAGTAACTGCCTTCTTTGCATCTCTGGGAGAGAAAGAAGGTTTGCCTCATACGCCCCGTCTGAACTTAAATACGGGTTATCGTACAAAGATGCAGGAATAAACCTGCGGTAAAACAATGGTTGTCCTGCCTTGTCAGAAGATTCTGGGTAAACCAGTGGGTCCCCAGTTTCTAAGTCTGTCGCCGCAAACTGACTGTTTGGCGGGGCAGGATCAATAAACATCTGTTTGACCCACTGATGCCCCGGTCCTCCGGGGTTTGTAGTGGCTCTCATGCACAATGGTAAGGACGGGTCTGTAGTCCTCAGTCGTGAACGCATGTAAGAAAACGCAAAATCTGTCGGGTGTTGGGTTAGCTCGTCAAATGCTACATAGCTAAAAGCTTGTCCCTGATACCGCAGTACGTCTTCATCTCTATCTAGGTAAGTAAGCCAAAGTCGCGCCCCGCTGGGGAACACCCATTGAGACTTACGCTCTTGCCACTTTGACCCCGGAAATGCTTTTGGATACATTTCTTGGGTTTTAAAAATTATCTCCCGCAACTCGTCATTGGTTCTACGCAATAACAGCCCGTTAAAGTTGCCGTTATGGAAGTACCTCATGGGGTCAGCGATTAACGCTAGAGTCTTCCCTCCTCCTGCCGCGCCCCCATAAAGCACCTCACGTTCACTAGCTGCCAAGAAATCCGTCTGAGGACCTTCGTTGGGCTTGAACACTACTTCTCGTTCTATCGGAGAAGCATCAAAGTCTAATGAAGCAGAAAAGTTCTCAGTCTGTGGTTCAGGCGAGACTTTCTTAATTTTCTTCTCCGCAACTGTCAGGCTTCTCTTGGCCCCGGCAATCTTCTTGCGGATCTCCGCTTCTTGTTTCTCAGCCTTAGTTTTAGGCTTTCGTTTCTTGTTCGTCTTAGCGAGGGCCTTCACCCTATCTGTGGCGTCAGATCCTTGGCGCTTTTCCTTCCAGATCTTAGACAGACCTTGGTGGGATATCTTGCGCCCAGACTTATCAATCAACCACTCAGCCGTCTTGCGAAGGGAATTGCCCTCATCAAGATATGCAAAGGCTTGCTCTAGTAAAGGAGTAACCGTTGGGTCCGCTACCAGTACTAAGGGGTCTTCTTCGCTAGGCATGTAGCCAAAAGCTACACGCGCTGTTTTGTTAGGCCGGGACTTATTCGGCCATAGTGCTTGAGTCATCAGTATCCCTCTTGGGTGGCATGATAAATATACCACCTTCTGGACCCGTAACCTCAAGTTTTTCACGCTTCACCAAGCCCGTGCGGTCTAGAATTTCTCGCGCTGCTGACACAGCGTTTCTAGCACCCATAGCCGATGGATCGTCTAACACTCCGATAACGCCAAACGCAGCTTTAGGTGCATTAAGCGCCAGCAACTGCGAACTACGTTCAATAATTTCTTCTTTTAATGGCCCAGCAACTTCGCCCACGCGAGTGTTAGAAGAGTACCCAGCCGCTGTCATCGCAGCCCTAATGTCACCTCTAGCAGGACCAAGCAGTGCCTCTAGAAACGCTTGCTGCATTTCCGTAAGCTCTTTTTTGTCAGTCATGACGGCGCACCTATTTTCCACATGTAGAACAAAGCACCAATGAACGCGGTAGCAGTGATCCAGGTTAGTCTTTCTATAATGCTATAAAAGTGACTTCTTCCCTGAGACACTTCTTCCAGTTCGTCCACTTTGACTTCAAGCGCTCGTATCTCACCAGCAGCTAGATCTACTCTATTAAACACCGTTACCAGTCGCTCTTCTACACGGGCTAACTGGACTACTGTTTCTGCTAATTTATCTAGCTTCGCCTCTATACGAGATAGACGCTGCTGCTCGTCCGACATTGACCATGACCCTTTAAATCTATTTGAGTTTTCCCAAAATGTACCACGGGCCATTGTTGGGGTGATTGCCACGTTATTTCTTCTTGGACCAAGAGACTCGGCTAGATGAGTTCTTTTTCTTTGTAGCTGCTTTGCCAGCCTTGGTTTTGCATTGCGCCATTGTTGGGCGACACGCAGGGTAAGATCCCCCACTGGATTTTGACTTACGTCCACAGGGACCCCCTGTCTTGCAGTTAACCCAGCCTTTACCCTTGTTTTGGCTGAACCACTTTTTTAAATCACCACTACTTTTTTTTGCCACTTTTCTTACCAATGTTGTAGTTCTTGGCTCCAACCTTACGGCAGCGCACCATGTGACCAGATCGGTATGCGCTGTTCTCAGGCATAGCCTTAGACACCTTCTTGTAACAGGCGTCCTTCTTTGTGGCTTTCTTAGTAGCCTTCTTCTTAGCTACCATTTTTTACACGACCAATAACGCGCTGTGAGCTTATCCTTAGCCGTTTCACACTTATGGCGAGCGCGGAAAGAAGCCCTTCTTTTAGGGTTGGACTTCTTGATCCGCATATTGGGGTCACCAAACCGCACAATCTTTTCTGTGCCGTCTTGACATGCTTTGACCACAAATTTCTTAGGCCCGTCTGGAGTGCGGCGTGGCTTGTTGCACTTCATTTTGGACTTGTCGAGTTTACCCGCCATGAGCAAGACTCCCCTATGGGGGCATTACGCCCCGCGACAATTTTTCTGAAAAACTTGATCTTCAAAAGTGTAGCCATTTTGAAATGGAACATACACCGCGCACCACTCAGGCCCACCCGGTGTCAAACCGTCATAGGGCTGAACGTCAGGCTGATAATCCCGCTTGGGCCAAGGCACGAGGGGAGTAAACACTAACCTGCCATTATTAGCATACGTCTGTTTTTGAAAAAGTTCGTTGTACGAGACATAAATCTTCTCGCCATTCAAAAGCGTGTACTGCGAACCGTCATCGTAAATTATTACTTGAGCGTGAGCTACGAAGACGGAGAGGAAAAAAACGGCTGCAAAAACTGGTAAAGCTTTCATAAAAGTTTCCTTAGTATCCCGACATTAGTGTCGTTGGGGTACTACCCTATCACACTTCACCCCGTTTACGGGACTAACTATCACTACTTTTTCTTGCCCTTAGAGGGAGTCCCGCCTTTACTGTATCCAGCTTTAGGGGTCTTAATTTTAGACACATCGATCCCATTACCGTTCACGGCCATGTACCCACCGCCAGCGGCTTTAACAGAAGCACCACAATTGGCCTTCTTAGTCTTCGCGGCTTTATATTTCATAAATCACCTGTAAGTCTGAAGTTGGTAAGCAAGCTCTTTGGCGTCCTTGATGTCTTCAGAGTTTCTGGATGAGACATCAGTACTGTAAAAATCGCCGTACCCCGAAAAGATGTGGGCATGTTTCTTAGCTTCCTGCGGAGAAATAAGCTTCTCCTCGACTAAGTACTGCCGGGTCTTTTCTAAGGATAGCCTAATCCCCGTGTTCGCTTCAATTGCTGCGCGAATGTAGTGGAGATTGATTGTGGTCGTTCGTGTCGGGAGTGCCATACAGCTACTAAGTGTTATACCATGTGTGTGGAGTTGTAGTCAATCTACAAAAAAATTAACAAGGGGGCTATGCAAAGGGTCATTTCCATGCTAAGATGCCCTTGTCGGCTAGGGGGATATATATATAGAGATACCCCGAATTGCCTATTTATAGAGGCCCGTTCAAGGGCCTTTTTTTATTGCCTGTTGAAGCTTCTTAGCTGACACACCAGAACTGTACGCAAGTAGCTGCACTTGTTCCTCTACAGAAGCGTCCTGCTTCAAACGATTAGCTTTCTGGCTAATGATCCTGACATTACCTGTAACATACCCTTTAGAAGGCACGAGTCTGTCAATGGACGGGCTATGATTAGACCCCCCCTGCCCCTTCTTAAAGTAATCGATATCGATATCTAATACAGGACACTGTAGGGGGAAAGGTGCAAGATCGTCTAAGCAGAAGTCAAACGGCACAGAGTTCTTATCACACTTGTACTTGATCACACTGTACGTCTGAGTAAGTCTAAGGCGGATGTACTCTTCCATAACTTCAGGGAGAGAGAAGCTGTCTAGCTCTTTATCTGTATACATTAAATATATTGATCGTCTTCCTGGCCAGACATCCCAGTGATCCCGTCACCGTTGATGCAATCTTCATGGAGTTCTGCTGCATTCAGTATTTGTTCAGCAATACGCCGTAGCTCATGCCCAACAATGTACATCTGACCGTATCCATTCCTAGATAGGTCCTCTCCATAATATTCGACGATACCTTCAGCTAGTTCTTCTAAGCTATGACGGACCTCAAAGGGTTCTTCGTCAGCATCTGTGTAGATATAAGACACGATAGACAACACTGACTCAGGATCTACTTCTAAGTCATGTTCTACGTCTATGTTAAGTGTGAAGTTAATCTTATCGCTTGTACTACAAGTCATTGGGCCTCCTAATTAAGACCACCCAAACAAAACCACTCAAGATGGGTATTAGATACACTATATTTGGGGTACTGTCAAACTTCTGTACCCCTTATGTAGGGGTTTTATGTGATCCAGTTCTATAGAGGAGTTTTATAGATGGACGCAAAGGGACATTGGTAGACAGTTTTCTGTCAAGCATCCCCCATTTAGCCCATATACAAGTCTTGGGTCTTTACAATGGGTCCATAGGGGGCCTTCTAGTTGACAGTCCCATTTTCCTAAAATTGTGCAGAGCTTGTATACGCTAACGCACCCACCCCCCGGTGGCGGTTGCCCCCCGTCATTGCTTGTTATCCAGCCGGGTTAACTCAAACCCCCGGTATTGCTAGGGTTCGCGCTGGATTGCTTCGGGGGATCTGTCACGCGGTCCCCGGAATTTGTCCCCATAAAAGTTTTAAAGCGTTGCAGGTACTGCGTTAAAGAGAACCCGCGCCCATAACTAAAGAGTATCAGCGCCAAAGGTCCGGGGGATTTCCTGCGCTACAGTTTACGAATTTAAAAAGGGGTGGGGCATGCCTTGCGGATGCACTCTAAAGACCCCCTGAAATAACCCCCCGGAAAGCTTGCAAGGGTTACCCGCGCCGGGTTATATTTGCGGTGTGGTGATACACGCCACATTACCTAAACAAATTAAGGATGCTAAATCATGCAATCAATACTTTTAAAAGACGTTAAAAAAGGCGAGTTTATCAAGCGCAAACCCGACGCGAAAAAAGTCTACACTCGCGGCGAATATGACCGGGCGGAAAAGCGTTTCACTTGTGACGATTGGGATGACATAAGCCGGGCGGTATACCTGAAGGGTAGCACCACCGTTTTTGTTGACTTTGAATTTTAAGGGGGGGCGCGTAATGAAATTTATCAGCACACTAGATTTGTGGGGCGCGGGTATTCAGGAAGCTATTGAGCGCGGCCAAATTAAATTACAGCGCGGCCAGTGGTTGCGGTGTGGGTCAACTGGCAAGCGTTGCAGGTTTGTTGGGGTTCGCCCTTCGGGTTCTATTTGGGTTACCCATTGGCAGGGGACCGGGCGCGATACTGTCGCGCAATTTAACGCGGCCACATTAGCCTTTACTGGCAAGGGGGGCGCGTAATGAATAACTACCGAAACAAACTCCGCGCCGCTGGTATCAGTGCTGAAACATCTTTAACGATTGCAATGGCCGCGGATAGGATCCACAGCGCAGTATCGAAATGCGATCTACCCACCCGCGAAATTATCAAGCGCGAAAATTCTATCGTTTGCAGACTGGCGCGGGAATTTGGCCAAGCTGAAAACCTCAACGCGGAGTTTTAACTATGCTTAAATTATCAGTGACAGAACGCCGCGCAATTGTTGGGGAATATTACAACGCGATTAGCACCCCGGAATTTGGGGAATTTGAAACGGGCGCGGACAAATCCGAAAGTAACAATTATTGGGCCGGGTTTGAGATTGGATCCCGCGTTTTTGATTTTTGCTTTTATTGGCTAGACGGTAAATTTGTGGCGATTGTTTACGAGTGTTTTAAAAATGACGCCGGGGATTTTTCGACCGATGTTAGCCGGGAATATTTTCTAACGGGTTAACCCCCGCGATAGGATCCACCACAACGCCCTACGGGGCGTTTTTTTATGTCCGGGGGGTTTGTATGGGGTAGACACAAAAAACCCCCTTGCGGGGGTTCTGAAGCGTTACAGGGGGCCGGGTATCTAATACCGGAATAGATCCAGCAATCCGACACACTCCCCCGGATGCGACCCGGTCGCGGTGTAGATTGTCTCCCCGCATCCCAGCGCCCAATTGACTATTAAAAAATTAAACATAACCGCGAATAAAATCATGGTGGCCACGCCTAAAAGTATTTCCGAAATTTTAGAATTCACTGATCACCCCCCGTTGCTTTTGTCATGACGATTTCGGCAGCATGTCCAGAAACATTAATCACTAACACCCCCGGCGCTTTGTAAGTGAGCGCGATAGTGTCACCCGGTCCCGCATGCGATTTTAACGCGCTAATACTGACACGCTTATCACCCCGGCCCCCGGCGCGGTAAAACGTCACCCGGCAAGCTTCCCCGGTGGCATGGTGTACGCCTTCCAGTGTTACCCGGTCCCCCGGTGCTAGGGCGGCATAATCTACCCCCCCGGCAAGCGCGGTATCAATAACGCTTTTATTGGCGTCAATAATCGACTTATTCAGCATGGTGGGGGTTAACTGAATAACCCCGGTTTGATGCTGGATCTGTAGCGACTGGATTAATTCACGGGTCAGCGTTTCAAGGTCCGCGCCCGGTGTAGTGTTTGGAAAATCTAACATTTAAGCTGCCTCCGCGATTAGGTTAGACCACGCTTTACCCGTGATAATTTTGGTCACTTCACGTTCGCGGGTTTCAAGGGTTGCCCCGGTGTTATCCGCGTTTGCTGAATTGCGGACCGCAAACCGTTCTGAATTGTGCGAGGCGTAAAAAGTAAGCGCGGAATATAGCGCCCATACACTAGACCCCCGCGCCATCGTTTCAGTGTGGAATTGATCCACCATTGCGGTAACGCGGCGCTCAGATAACCCGCTATCTTTTAAGACCGTTTCAGCCTGATCCGGGGAGATATTCAGATCCGCCCAGCGTTGCCACTCCCGCGCCTTTTCCAGATACCGCGCCATTTCATTTGATAGGAATTCGGAAAACTTGCTAGGGGTAAAACCTGAAGTATGCCGCGCATATTGTTTAACAGCTTCCCCGATGGTCATCCCGTTTTCGCACACCAGATCATAAGCCCCAGCGAATACGCGCACCGCGCCGTTACCGTCAAACGTGTTTGAAATGCCTACCCGAAATTTTAATTCCGTTTCGCTGTTACGCTGGCGGATTGGGGTTCGCATCTCAGGAAAAGCCAACTCGAAACGGGTATACGCGCCACCATGCGAGGCCACTTCTTTTAACTCAGCGCCTTTAAGCGCCGAAGGGGGCAAGGTATCCCGCGCCGCGCTGGTTAGCATTTCGTATAACTCTGCATTTTGCGCGATGCCATAACGTCGCCCGACAATGCCTAAAGCGTTCCCGGTATCGTCCCGCCTAATAACGCGGTGATTTTGGATTTGTGACGCGGTCCCGGTCTCATGGTTCCGCATGTAAACGGGTTCAGCAACCGCGTTAAAATTGGTGGTGCTGGTTAGCTGGGGGAGTTCGGTATTGTGCAACCGGGTTAAAAAGGTTCCGCCGTTTACGGTGTCGGAATTAACTTTGAATTGTGCAACTGGGTTATTTTGTACGTTCATTTTTTAGCATCCTATTTAATTGGTTAGCGTGGATAAATTCCACACCCGGATAATACACCGGCTGGGGTAATAATAAAACCCCCCAATTAAGGGGGGCTGATAAGGGGTTAAAAGAGGGAAGCGGCGAAGTTTAAAACGTGCCACCAAAAATAAAAGTAACCGACCGCCATATAAATGAAGCGCACATCACGCCACCATAAGCGCGGGGATTTGGTCGCGGGTATCGATTACAAAAACCTGATCTGCCGGGTTTATCCCCTTGCCCTTCGCTGGCTTGTATTTTAGCCCGATAACATGACCGCGCTTTTTGACGTTTAGCAGGTCGGATTTGTCCCCATTAAACACCGGACGCCCTAAAAAGGTTTCAGGCATAGGACCCAAAAAAACAGCGCTAACGGGGACCCCGGTTTTCAGCGCTTGTTTGACTTGCGACTGGTACGCGGGGGCCTTGCTATAGGAAAACATTAGCGAATAATTAGCCGGGGTATTATCTAAACGCTTTGCGATTTTCGTATAGTCCAGAAAATTTAAACCGGGGAAGCTTTGCGGAATAGCCCCGAAGGCGTCCCGCTCCCATTGTATGTCACTGATTACATTTAACCGGACCCAAGGCGTGGACCCGGTCTTTTCGCAAAGCTTTTGAAAATTGGTTAACTCCCGGCGCAATTGCTGCAAAAACCCGGCGCGATCATTTAGGAAAAAATCGGTTTTATTCTGGCGACCATTGGCCACGTTATCGAATGCCCCCCGGCCCGACGAAATCAGGCAAGGTTCAGCGCATGCCGCTATATGGCGCATTGGGCAAAGTGTGTCATTTGGGAAAAGAGACAAACCAGCGAACCGGATATTTTCAGCGCTGGCATTTTTGGCGAGTTTAGTATTGCCGCCGTTGGTGTCTAATAGTTTCATTTTTTAGCATCCTATAAAGTTAAGTGAAGCGGGTTGGTAATTCCCGCCGCTATAGGGTAATCCCATTGAGGGTTATTGCAAGGGGTTTTTGCTAGGGTCCCGATTTTTTTATTTTTTCGGGAAAAAAGGGGGGGCTATATAAAAATGTGCATGTATATATATGGGGTGGTTTTATGCCCCCTTTATGGTGTTTGACGCGCAAGTAATTAGTCCCAGGCTCTGATCACCCCAACCCGTGTCAAGCTTTTTTTTCACCCTAGCAACCATGCGGCCTAGCGGGGAGCAACACCCCTGAAACAGGGCGTTTTCAGCAAATCTCAAAAACCCGTGTGGTAAAATATTCCTGCGCCCACTAGCTGGACCGCTTGCTCTTTAACAATTCGGAACAGTCATACCCTGACGCGATAATGACGATGGGGTGGCAACCTTTAACCTAAACCAATTTCAAAGGATGCATTACTATGACTAAGCAAAAATCGTTTTTCCAAAAGGCCGTTGAAAAGACTTTACTCTTGGAGCGCAACGAGCAGTTTTCGTTGATCCTATGTGAAGATCAATTTGCCTACGGAGATGACACCCTCATTCTCTGCCTTGTTGACGATGATGGCGGCATGTTCCCAATTGCCAAGCTGCTGTCTAAGAACGACATTGACGCGCTAGTACCAAATTTCGATACCCTTGAACCTTTAACGGATCTCAAGGTTAGCGCTGGCAAAGAGATCTTGGGGAGTCACCCCAATGACATGCTAGATACCTATCTAGACTCATTGGCGGATGATGCTATCGATGCGATTAAAGCTGACAGTGCTACGGGGGAACAGCAATGACTACCCTTCGACACTCTAAGCCGTTCTACACCATCAGCCCCAGCTATTACCGTGGGGGTAATTATGAAACTGGGGTGCGGATCGCAGCAAAAGAGCGAAAAGCAATGTACGCCAAGCTTAAAGAGCATTTTAAGCGGGGTGGCGATACAAAGTTTAAAACCGAGCAAGACGGTTTAGACGCTTTGGAAGCTGCGGGGCTACCACTTGATGATTACGAAGTGTGCGAGACCTGTTCAGTAAGCTTCGGTTGGTAAAACTCAGCCCCGGCCTTGTGTCGGGGTTTTTTTTGGCTTATCAGAGGGGTTCAAGTAGGGGTTTTAACAGTAGAATCACCCCAAAGTATCAAAACTAAACTAACAGCGTCTTTAAAAAGGTTGACGCGCAAGTAATTCTTCCTACCTTCATCTTACGAGTCTAACGCTCTTTGTAGTTTTCCGCGCATCCCGAAAGCTAATTTCAGAAAAAAAACCCAAGTTAAGCGAGGAAATTCATGTCTAACCCAGCACTTATCTTCAACACACCCGATTTAATCGATCTAATACATACCCTTACAGAAGTCGTTGAGCGAGGGGAGCGATGTGACATCACAATGCTGACGCTGGACAAGGGATACACCTTTGTTGCCTCCCCGATGCTTAATGGCGACTGTGTCGATGACGAAGAGACTTCAATAGTCTACGATCCATAGATTGGTCACTCTCATAATTAGATTGACGCGCAAGTAAAAATGAAAAAAAAGCCCCCTTCCAGTCATGTTGGAAGGAGGCAAAGGTGTCGGGCAAACGTATAAACCCCGACTTTAGGGAGTGTACAAGAAGGCGGGTGGGTCAGTTACCTATCTTGCAGGGGGTACTATAAAGACCCCACACAGTTCTGTCAACACCTTGACACAACAAGAACCCCTAGTTAATGTGTCCTTGTTTACCAACCAACACAAGGATGCAGCTATGACAGCTAAGTACATTGAGATCGGCCTCTCTAAAGGCAAAAGAGTATGGCGCTTTAAGCCTAAGAAGCACGTTAGACTGGCTCTAGGCATCACCGGAGAGTCTTTTTCCACTGAAAGTGAGGCAAGTAGGCACTCTAACACTGTCCAAGTGGCCTACGAAGAGTGGAAACGTCGAGATAGTAAGAAGATTACCATCGATGAAAGTACTGTAGATGGCCTAATCGCTTACTACTACACCACCAGCGAGTTTAAAGACCTCAAGTTTAACTCCAAAGAGCATTATCGACTGGTCTTAAAGACTGCGTGTGACACTTGCCTTGACACAAACTCAAAACCGTTTGGTAAGTTGATGCATAAGTACGTCACGATGGCTCAAGCGGACAAACTCAAGCAGAAACTCATTGAAAATGTGTCGGAGCATCGCGCCGTTCACGCTCTCAAGTGCCTTCGCAGGGTTTGGTACGTTGGAATGCGGCATGAGAAGGTCCACACCAACAATCCTTTTTTTAAAATGGGCATTAAATCTCTCAAGAGGCGTCAAAAACGCTGGTCTGAGGAAGAAATAACCATATTTGTGCGTCAAGCTGATAAGATGGGCTATGAAGGCATCGGAACTATGGCTCTGTTGTGCTGGCATATGTGTCAGAGACCTGGAGATATGCGCCAGTTAACGTGGGGCAACTATGTGGACGGCATTCTGCGCTTTGATCAGGAAAAGACGGGTAGTCCTATGTCTATTCCGGTCACCCCATTAATAGCAGAGCGCCTCCAGAGCATTAAACGCTCACCCTCGACAGATTGCATTGTCTTTTATGGTAAGACGGGCAAACCTTATGACAGACGCCTGTATAATGATCACGTTAAGAATATCCGTGAGGCGGCTAACCTTGATGACGAGCTAAAGCTGTCGGACTTGCGTAGGACTGGGGCCACCGAGATGGCTAACAGTGGCTGCACGGATGATGAGATGCGCTCTGTTACGGGTCACAAGACTAGGGATGTGTTAGGCATTTACTTAGTCTTAGATGAGAATGCAGCCACGAATGCCATGTCCAAAAGATTCGGATAGGATGGATTTAAAAGGGTATTTTGTCCCTTTTTGTCCCCGGCCCTCGTTTATGGGGGTCCTGATAAAAATTTATTGTTTTCTATCAGTACTTTGGTTGCGGGAGTAGGATTTGAACCTACGACCTTCAGGGTCTGGTAGAATGTATAAGTTTCAGTATCTTAGTGGACAATCGGGAGAAAAGACCCATAACTGTGTAAATAGACAGGGGTATGACTTTGGGGTTTCAACAAATTGAAGAACTAGTTCCGCAACTCCCAGTATCTGGGACTTCTACGCGGATTGATTGCGTTTTTTGTGGTGGGAGAAAAACTCTTAGCATCACAAAGAAGGACGGGACGCTACTTTGGCATTGCTTTCACGCAAACTGTGCCGTTAGAGGTGCTAAAGACTTAGGAAGGACAGCGGCTGAAATAAGGTCTCATCTTAAAAGTGGGCAGAACAAGTCACTCCCTAGAAACTTTATTCCTAGCTTAACTTCGGACTGCCAGCGTCACCCGCGAGTGATGCAATACTTAGCAGACAACCACTGTCTAGCTGCTTATGAGGACAAGGCAGTGAAGATACGGTACTGCCCCGCTTCCGACAGAGTCCTGTTCTACACTAGCGGTCAAGAAGGGGCTGTGGGTAGAGCTTTAAAGAAGGTGCGCCCTAAATGGAAAGTCTACGGAGAATTGTCCTCTTTGTTCCAAGTAGGGGACCATGATGTGGCGGTATTAGTAGAGGACGCTGCGAGTGCTTGCTCAGTCTATGCCACGAGACAGTACACTGGAGTCGCTTTATTGGGTACTAATTTATCTTTAAAGCAAAAGAAACTAATTAGGGGCTTCAGTAAAATCATAATCGCCCTTGACAAGGACGCCTCAAAAAAAGCATTACGAATGTGTGGAGAGTTACGGGGGGTGACCGACACCTCAGTAAAATTCCTAGAAAGGGATTTGAAGTATCTTTCTGCGAAGGATGTAAGAAGGATCATTTCACATGAAAGTTAGAGCAATTATTCTTGTTGACATGGATATTGAAGGAAGCTTCAAAGAAGTGGCTGCTGAACAAGAAAAGTTAGAGCAATGCCTTAATGGGTTCGCTAAACAAAATACATGCGTAGTTGCTACGACGATGGACATCAAAGAGAGGCGAGGCAGTGGCCTACCTGACTTGTCCAAGATGAAGCTCAAAACAGCAAAGTAACCAAAAGCCCCCTTAACCGGGGGTTTTTTTATGGACCCGCTAATCTGTAGTATTAAAGTACAGGTCGAACAATAGTGTTTGATCGTAAAAAGTTTTTACGGTACAGTAACCCCCACCAAAGGATGCTAGTAAGGGGTTTTAAGTTGGACCATTTAATTTTACGAACACTTCTCTCTCACGAGTTCTTCACAGAAAACAGCAAGAGGCTAAACGAAAACCTATTCGACGCCGAATGCCGTGAGATCTACAAAACCATTGTTTCCGCACACGAAAAATATCAAAGAGACCTGACTGTCGAAGAGGTTAAGGTTCTTTACTCTAATGACCACCCCGTGGCCACAGAAGCTTATAAGGCTTCCCTGAATGAGGTCATCGACTCAGTTCAAGACGCCCCGGTAATCTCTGGAGACATCGCCTTAGATACCATCCAGGGTTTATGGCAACGTCAGGCAGGAACAAAAATAGCTAACCTTGGGCTGGAGATATCAGAAGGCAAGTTGGAGTCTTTCGATAGCCTCATTAACCAAATTGAATCTTACAAGTCCGGGTTTGCTCCCACAGAGCAGTACGATTTTACTACCTCAGATACAGAGGAGCTTCTAAAGACGGCGAGTAACGCTAGTCGATGGAAGTTTAATCTCCCCCCTCTCCACGATAAAGTCTATGGCATTGGGCCAGCGGAGTTTGCTTCTGTGTTTGCCGTGCCGAATGCTGGTAAGACAGCTTTCATGGTCACACTGTGTTTTGCTCCGGGAGGCTTTTCTGATCAAGGTGCAAGGGTCCTCTATGTGATCAACGAGGAGAAGTCTCAAAAGACTAAGCTTCGATCACAGATGTCTCGCTCTGGTATGTCAGCGGCTGATGTAGAGCTTGACCCGCGAAGATGCCGACAGGCTTGGTCTGACATAGACGATAACGTCTTCATGATGGACATCCACGAGTGGTCAATTCAGCAGCTAGATGACCTCACTAAGTTTGTTCAGCCAGACATCGTAGTCATCGACCAAGCGGATAAGCTGAACATCAAAGGAAACTTCGGGGCCTCGCATGAGAGGTTGCGGGAGTTGTACAGGAGCTTACGCGAGTACGCCAAGAGACATAACGCGGCTGTGTTTGCTATGTCACAGGCCAGTAATGAGGCCAGAGGAAAGACCCGCATAACACCCTTTGAGATGGAAGGCTCTAAGATCGGTAAGAGCGCGGAGCTTGATCTGATTATAGGTATTGGTGCTGTCGAACAGGAGGGTGTTCAGAACAGTGAACCAGACTACACCCGATACCTGACGGTGGGTAAGAACAAGTTGAACGGGTGGCATGGCCAAGTGACTTGCTTTTTAGAAGCGGGGATCAGCCGTTATGTTGTCTAATTTTACTGTACCAACAGACTTGTGGTTTAACAGTTGCCTAGTCTTCGATCTGGAGACTGGAACCAGCAGGGTGGGCGAGAACGAGATTAGGGATAACAGCCCCTTCAACCCCCAAAACATGTTGGTGTCTATCCACTGGAAGACTCTGACCAACATCAAGGACCCGGCAACACTGGAGGCGGACATACTAAAGCCCGTCAACACACATGTGGTATATCACGAGCAACACCCAGAAGATCAGCGCAACCAGATGCCGCAGGAGTTCTTGGACGCTTTGGCAGCTACCGAATGTTACGCAGCGCACAACCTAAAGTTTGATGCTAATTGGCTTAGAAGCGTTGGGCTAGAAGCCCCTGAGTCAGGTTGGTGTACGATGATTGGTGAGTATATCTTTGCACGGGGTACTCCGGTAGAGAAGTCTCTGAAGGCCACTGCTGAAAGACGGGACGTTACGCGGAAGAAGTCTGACTTAATTGATGCGGAGTTCAAGGCGGGGAAAGAGTTCTACCAAATAGATCTAGATAAGGTGGTGGAGTATGCCGAGGCTGATGTACAGAGTTGTGCGGAGATTTTGGTTCAGCAGCTTACCGATCTGACTGAGCGTAAGAACACCGGGCTACTCCCCACATTTAAGTTGATGAACGAGATGCTATTTTTCCTTGTGGAGATTGAGAGCAATGGCATTTGCATTGACCGGGAAGTATTGGAAGAGGTTCGCGTAGAGTACCAAAACGAAAAGATAGAACTCATTCGCCGTCTGGAAGAAATTGTTTCGGATGTTATGGGAGACACGCCCATCAATTTAAACTCAGGCCCTGATCTATGTGCCGTTGTTTACTCCCGCGCTCTGACTGACAAGGCCCGTTGGAAAGATGTAATGAACATCGGTACGGACGCTAGGGGTAAGTCCCTCTACCCGCCCCGTATGAAGCCTACTAAGTTCACTGGCTGGGTACGCACTCTGACGAAGGTTGTTAAGCAGACTGTCGCGCATCAATGCCCGGATTGCCGTGGCTTTGGTACTATCCGAAAGACCAAGAAAGACGGGACCCCGTGGAAGAACCCAAGCCCCTGTAAGAAATGTGGCAAGGCTGGTGCGCTGTACATTCCCACTGATAAGACGGCTGGGTTAAAGCTGATACCGGAAGGTCCGATGGATGCCTCTGTGCATGGTTTCAAGACAGACAAGGTCACACTGGCCAGACTGATGAAACAGGCTTCTAATAAGGGCAACGAGGTTGCGGTGGAGTTCCTTGGGTCTATGATGCGCCTCAACGCCATCAACACCTATCTGGATAGTTTTGTCACGGGCATCTCTACATGGACCCGCAGCACTGGGTTCCTACACGCTCAGTTTAATCAGACGATTACGAGGACTGGCCGTCTATCCAGTTCACAACCAAACTTTCAGAACCAACCCTCTGGTGGCAAGTTCCCTGTGAGGAAAGCTGTGGTCAGTCGCTTCCCCAATGGTCAGATCTGGGAAGCAGATTACAGCGGCCTGGAGTTCAGGGTGGCTGGAGAGTTGTCCAAAGACGGGCAGATCATAGAAGACATTTTGACGGGCAAGGACGTTCACGTTCAGACAGCGTCAATTATTAATCAATGTGATGAAGCAGACGTTGACAAGGACCTCCGTAAAAAAGCCAAGGCGTACACCTTTGGGCCGTTGTATGGCGGACGAGGGGCGATGGAGGAACCACACGTTAAGCGGTACTTCGATGAGTACTTCAACATCTATGAAGGGCTGGCTGAATGGCACAAGACTCTCTTTAAAGGGGTCTTAGATAATGGTCTAGTTACGGTCCCTTCAGGGCGTGAATACCACTTCCCGAATGCAGAGAGAATAGCTGGCGGACGGGTAACCAATGCAACCGCAGTGGTCAATTACCCTGTGCAAGGATTCGCCACGGGAGACTTAGTCCCGCTAAGTTGCATACGCGCTCACAAACTTTTCAAGAAGAATAAAGTTAAGTCAAGACTTATACTTAGCGTCCATGACTCTATCGTTGTGGATGTGTCGCCTGAAGAGACAGGTCTAATAAAAGAGCTTCTGAAGGAAGCTATGGTCGGCGTAGTTGGCGAAGCCAAGCAGCGCTGGAATTATGAATTCGTTCTACCCCTCGACATAGAAATTGCCGTAGGGTCAAATTGGATGGATGTAGTAGAGATAGCCCTTGACTAGGGGTTTTTTATAACTGTATTGTTAAGGTCCATTGAGAGACCTATAGGAAAACTATTATGAGCAGCACAGCATTATCAGCGGTAGATCAAAATGAAGTAAACAGCCTGTTAAATGCATTGAACGGAGGAGGCAGTTCAGACGATGTCATTAAAGTACCTTTTTTGAAGGTGCAGTATGATAACGACGATGCACAGGGGCGTGATGTTAAGCGCGGCAGTCTGACTTTGTCGGACATGGACGAGCCAATTTACGCAGACACTTTGAAGATTCGGGTTTTGGCCCAGCACTTCCAGTATCGTCAGTCAGATCCGCAGACTTACAAGATCGTCAATAAGTCTATCCTAATGGACGATATGCGTAAGCGAGAGCCGCGTGACATGAAGGGTACGATTCGTTGTGGTCGCCCTGATGGCAAGACGCTCAAGACGTTATCTGAAGAGGAGCAGGGTACTTGGAGGGCTAACGTAAAAGCTTTCCGCATTGTGCGTGGAATCGTAAGTGGTCAGGGCAAGACGGCGGACGGTGACGTAGTTAATCTGGAGAACCAACCCTTTCAGATGTTTCTCAAAGGAATGAATTTTATGCCCTTTGAGGATCAGGTCATTAAGGCTCTACCCGGCAGCAAGCAGCTACATGATGTGTGGGCAGACTTGACTACATCTAAGTCTGGTAAGGCATTCCTCATCAACTTTGCTATCGACCATAAGCAAGAAGCAGTTATGGACACCGACACTGTTGAGACCTTGAAGGTCTTCTTTGAGATGGCCAAGACCGAGAACGAGCGTATCGAAGAAGCGTACAAGAATGCATCTTGGGAGCGCCAGTCTATGGACGCTGCACAGAACGCGATGGATGGTACGGATCTAGAAGCTGACTTCGTTTAACTATTCTCCAAACATGAAGGGGGCGAAAGCCCCTTTTTTTCTCACTAATTTTGGAGATCTTATGACTATCTCAGTTTTGGCTGCACAGATGCAGTCCGTAATGGAAAAACTCAGTAACAGTGACCCCCTAGAAGTTTCTGATGAGCTTATAGACAAGGCCGTCGAGGAGTTTAGGGAGTGTCTCGTAAAGCAACTTCGCAGAGACCCTAACGAAGCATTCCGTTTGCGTATGAGCAACATAGGCCGTCCGGTTTGTCAGCTTCAAATGCAGAAGTCGGGTGCTACCGCAGAAAGACGCCCACCTAATCACATAATTCGGATGATGATTGGTGACGCAGTAGAAATCTACACCACACTTATTCTTCGCCTAGCGAATGCCAACATTACTGGCGGCAAGGATAAGGTCGAATTTGATATCGCAGGGACCACGATTAAGGGCGAGTCTGATATCGATCTGGATGATGCAGTTTGGGACGTAAAGTCCTGTAGTCCCTGGGCCTACAAGAACAAGTGGTCCAAAGGCTGGGCAGGTCTGAGAGATTCTGATGACTTTGGTTATGTAGGCCAGTTGTATGGCTACGCTACGGGCCAAGGCAAGGACATGGGCGGCTGGATAGTCGTTGATAAGAGTTCTGGTGAGGTTTCATTCGTAGAGGCAGAGCCAAGCTTATACGAACAACAAGAAATTAAAGCAGGATTGGAAAAAACCATTACAAAAGTTGAATCGGACGCACCATTTGAGAGGTGCTTTGAACCAGAAGACGAGTTCTTCAATCGTAAGCCAACAGGGAACAAGCGACTTCCCATGAATTGTGGCTTTTGTGACTATAAAGCTACTTGCTGGCCAGACAGCGTCTACAAGCCCCAAGCCATGAGCAAGGCGCAGAACCCACGGCACTACTGGTACGCGGAGTTTCATGAAAATGCAGATTCTTGATGATTTTATTTCTAGTGAAGAGGTCCGGTATGCTTTGCAACATGCGTGGGACCTTCTTCCAGCAAACGAAACCGCTTGGATGAATTATCCAACCGCAGCTAAGACACTCACTAATGTTTGGGAGACTTTGGCTGCAAATATTTGGTCTCTCCATTTCTCTGAAGGTTCCTCTTCAGTGTCGCCACTAGGCTACGAGTACTGGGGCAATGATATTGCACAGGGAGAAGTTCTGGGTTGGCATAAAGACAAAGATGAGGACGTTTATGACTCATCTGGCAAGGTAATATGCCCCAAAGTCGGGGCTATCTACTATCCGTTTAATGACCCCTTTGAAGGCGGGTTCTTAGAGGTTGCGCTTGAAGATGATTTTGACAGAATTGAGCGTTTTGAAGCCAAGCCTAATCGCCTGATCATTTTTGACCCCTCTTCTTACCACAGGGTAACGAAGGTCTACTCTGGCTACAGAAAAGCATTCGTTGTGAATGTTTGGCAGGACCATTTGCCTAAAGTTGCGAGAAAGGGGGACATTTATAAAAACACTAGCTTCGGAAAACTCTACAATCATGGGCTTTAAGAAACCAAGTGCAGCAACACAACGGGCTATTCTAGCGGGATACCGGAGCGGACTAGAGCAGCGAATTCAAGAGCAGTTGGATGATGCTGGGTGCAAGGCCCAGTACGAACCGTTCAAGATACCCTACGAGGTTCCCCTGTCTAATCATAATTATACCCCAGACTTTGTCTTGGAGAATGGCATTGTGATTGAGACTAAAGGTCGGTGGGTTTTAGAGGACCGCAAGAAGATAGCTCTGTTAAAGGAGCAATACCCCAACCTGGACCTGAGAATGGTGTTCTCAAACTCCAATTCCCGTATCCGAAAGGGCGCGAAGTCTCGCTACAAAGACGTTTGTGAGAAGTTGGAGATTCCCTACGCGGACAAGGAAATCCCAGTGGAATGGCTCTCTGAAAAGCCTAACCGCAAATCCCTAAACTTACTTAAAAAAATGAATTGAGGAAAAATTATGATTACAGCACACACGCCTCCTTTTGATACGGTGGATGATATTAGTGAGCAGATGCAAAAGGTCGCGGACACAGACTACGCTACTCTGGACCGGGTTAAACAAGCCTCTGATGGCGGATCAACTTCATATTATGTCCTCCCAGACCATGCAACGGAGCTTCGCCACCTGATCAGCCACAAAGGCATGTCTAAGGCCCGCGGCGATATCTTCAAAGCTTGTTACCGCATGGGAGAGAAGCAAGGAGTAGACGCCCTGTACGACCTGAAGAAGATGAAATTCTTCATCGAAGATCTCATTGAAATGCATGAACGCGGGGAGCGCCTATAATGGATAATATTGTAGATTTAAATTTTGATGAGTACCAAAAAGAGGCTGCTGAAACCTCTATTTATCCTACCCGGTATTCGATTATGTACCCAGCAATGGGGTTGGCAAATGAAGCTGGCGAAGTATTAGGCAAAGTTAAAAAAGTTCTGCGCGACAGCAACGGGGACTTCACGGTAGAGCAGCGCATAAAAATCGGTGATGAGGTGGGTGATGTGCTTTGGTACATAGCGGCACTTTGCGAAGATTTAGGTACACCGATGTCTCTCATAGCAAATAAAAACCTTAATAAGCTTCGATCCCGAAAAGAAAGGGATGTTCTTAGTGGTAGCGGGGATGATCGATGAGTGTGCAGTTAGATTTATCGCGTGATAGTTTGTTTGACGAATTAGGTATAGCGAGACTTAGAGAGTCCTACATGCGGGAAGAGGAGATCAGTCCTCAAGAACGCTTTGCTTTTGTGTGTCAGCAGTTCGCATCTAACCCAGAGCATGCCCAGCGCCTGTATGATTACACTTCTAAGCACTGGCTATCTCTGTCTACACCCATATTGTCTTTTGGCCGGGGTAAACGGGGTCTCCCAATATCCTGCTTTCTGTCGTATCTGCATGACAGCGCTGAAGGGCTTGTAGACACTCTGAGCGAAGTTAACTGGCTCAGTATGCTAGGGGGCGGTGTAGGGCTGCATGTTGGCATACGGGGCGTAGACGAGAAGTCAGTGGGCGTAATGCCCCATCTCCGCGTATATGATAGCTCATGCCTTGCGTATCGTCAGGGAAGAACCCGTAGAGGCTCTTACGCAGCCTTCTTAGACATCAGCCACCCAGACATTGTGTCGTTTATTGAAATGAGGAAGCCGACTGGGGATCAAAATTATCGGACGTTGAACCTGCATCATGGCGTTAACCTCAGTGATAAGTTTATGCGGGTTATCGAAAACAGCATGAAGGACCCGGACTTCGATGACTCTTGGGCGTTAGTTAATCCTAGTAATGATGAGGTTGTGAACACAGTCTCTGCGCGAGAATTGTGGCAGAAGTTATTAGACTTGAGGATGCAGACAGGTGAACCCTACCTAATCTTCAAGGACACAGCTAACAACGCTATGCCACAGTGGTTGAAGGATGCAGGTCATCAGATCAATGGGTCTAACCTTTGCACTGAGATCTTCCTTCCCACGAATAAAGACCGTACTGCTGTGTGCTGCTTATCGTCAGTTAACTTAGAGTACTTCGATGACTGGAAAAACTCCAAGTTATTCATCCGCGATACTCTTGAGATGCTGGACAACGTCCTGAATTACTTCATCGACAACGCGCCAGACACCATCTCCCGCGCCCGGTTCAGTGCCATGCGGGAGAGAAGTATAGGGCTGGGTGCGCTGGGCTGGCATGCGTTCTTACAGAGGAAGTTAATCCCGTTTGATAGCGTGATGTCTAAGGTCTGGAATAAGAAGATCTTTGAGCATATCCATACTGAGTGCGCTGCGGCGGACAAGAGCTTGATGGAGCTTCGTGGTGCATGCGCTGATGCGGCAGAGCAAGGGGTGGCTAGACGGTTCAGTCACTGGACAGCAATCGCTCCAAACGCCTCATCTAGTCTCATTATGGGGAACACTTCCCCTAGCATTGAGCCGTACAGAGCCAATGTGTACAGGCAGGACACCATGTCGGGGGCCTATGTACATAAGAACAAGTTTTTGATACAACAGTTAGAGGAGCTTGGTTTAAACACAGATGACACCTGGGCCTCTGTTATTGCCAACGATGGCTCCGTACAACACCTCGACATACCAGACGATTTAAAAGCAGTTTTTAAGACGGCTGTGGAGATTGATCAGCGGTGGTTAATTGAATTAGCGGCAGATCGCCAGCAATTCATTGATCAAGGCCAGTCTCTTAACGTCTTTTTCCTCCCCGATACCAGTATCAAATACCTACACGCCATCCACTTCCTTGCGTGGAAGCTGGGACTGAAGTCCCTGTACTATTGTCGCTCCGACAAACTCCGTAAGGCGGACAAGGTAGGGATCAGGGTGGAGCGTAAACGGCTTGAGGACGAGTTGGACTTAGCTGCCGTTGCTGACGGCGATATGTGTTTGGCATGCGAGGGGTAAGGTAATGGATGGATTAAATCAAAAACTATGGGACGCTCTGCACAAGAAATACGAGGCAGAGAAAGCAGTAGCGATGGTAAACTTGGATGCGTACCTATCTAGGTCCATAGCTATTGCTGAACACCCGGACCTTATTGCTTCAATGGATGAGTTAATGAGCATCTACTGCGCCGCAGCAGAAAAACTGGAGCGTCTTGAAGACCACTTTCAACCCGCAGAGGAATTTTAAATGGTTAAACCTAGATTAAAGCTAACTGACAGCCGGGACTACTATAAACCGTTCCAGTACCCTTGGGCTTTTGATGCGTTTAAAGCGTCTGAGCAGATGCACTGGCTGTGGACTGAAGTGCCTATGCATGATGACCTGAAAGACTGGCAGAAGAAGCTGTCGCATGCAGAGAAGGACTTCTTAACAAAGATCTTCCGCTTCTTTACTCAGGGCGACATTGATGTGTCTGGGGCATACGTCAGTAACTACCTGCCTAAGTTCCCGCCGCCTGAGATCCGTATGATGCTGTCCTCATTTGCAGCGCGAGAGGCCATCCATGTGGCGGCGTACTCGCATCTGATTGAAACCTTGGGCATGCCTGACAGCACTTACAATGAGTTTCTGCAATACGCGGAGATGGCTGAGAAGCACGACTACTTTCAAGAGCTACAGAAGAGCAGTGATACCCCGGCTCAGATTGCAGCCTTCTCAGCATTTACTGAGGGCATGCAGTTATTCTCTTCTTTCGTGATGCTGCTTAATTTCGCTCGTAATGGGAAGATGAAGGGGATGGGCCAGATCATTGCTTGGTCAATTGCTGATGAGACCCTGCACACAGAGAGCATGATCAAATTGTTTCGTGAGTACATCAGAGAGAACCGCAGCGAGTGGACTGATGAGACTAAGAGCAGGATCTATACCATTGCAGAGAAGATGGTGGAGATGGAAGACAAGTTCATAGATCTGGCATTCGGCGTAAATGACATGGAGCGTCTAACCAAAGAAGAGGTTAGGAAGTACATCCGCTATATCGCTGATAGACGCCTCATCGCCTTGGGTATGAAAGGTATATTTAAGGTGAAGAAGAACCCACTAAGCTGGGTAGACGGTATGCTGGGTGTGACGCACACCAACTTCTTTGAAAACAAGGTTGTTGATTACGCGAAAGGAGCGACAACAGGCGATTGGTCTGACGTATGGGGTGCTGCATGTTAGGTGAATTAGTTTGTGTCAAATGGAAGGACGCCTCTGGAGGATCACTTATGGGATGGCGAGATCTTAGTGAAATTAAAGATAGTCCTACAGGGGAAGCGGTCTCTGTAGGCTACCTAATCAGGGACGATGATTTTAGTCTTGTCATCTGCCCTCACGTTCTACTGAACGATGATAATAAGCCAGAGCAAGGGGATGGAGAAATAACTATCCCCAAAGACTGGGTGTCTACAATCTACGGTATTGTTGCTGTGCCTGATGGCGTAGAGCAATAGGAGCTAGGTTATGATAGATACGCCCTATATGGCGGCTATGATACTGTATCTTCTGGGCGTCCTTTTCATACTCACAGTGTTCATGCCTGAAGACCCACGAGCAAGCCACAAATTGCTTGTTATGGCGTTGATTTGGCCCCTGTATACAGTGTATTTAATAGCCCATGATTTCTTCACAAACCCTGAAGAATAAAGCACAAAAAAGGCCGCAGTCGATTGACTTGCAGCCCTCTAAAATCGTATACTTCAACCAGTTCTTGCCATTGCATCCTTTGGCAATGAATTAGAGGAAGCTGGTAACTTTCTCGTCTTAAACCCCCTTTAGAGCTATCTATTGGGGGTTTACTTTATCTACTGGAAAAGCGCCCTCATTTGGTCTTGCGCTCTCTCAAGAAAACCCTTCCCTGTTTCTTCAGCCTCGTACAAAGAATTATTCAGCATGCTCTCAGTCTCTAGGGCTGCATCAAAGAGATTCTTATCAAGAGGGTCAGTAATCCTCTCGTCGTTTTCACTTATCATTCCAGCTTTATTAACACCCTTAATGAAAGCCAAGTACATCAAGTAAGGCTGTCTAAAGTCCTGTTTTATAACTTGATCTAGTACGTCCGCAAACAACTTAGGATTGGACATGACCTGATCAGTAACGGACTCATACATGTCCTTGTTTGTTTGCTGATTAATAAGCCTTCTACCTGCGGCCCCAATCCTTGCGCCTTTTCTACTCAACGGACCAAAGAACATAGTAACAATGCTATTCAGAGCCTGTACCTGTCTTTGTTTATCCGAAGTAGTTGAATTAATAGCCAAAGACTTGATGCGGGTAGCTGCTGCTTGTTCATTCCCTGCACGAGCCAGAAGAGTCTTAAAGATATCAGCCACTGGAGCAGTGCCGTCAGCTTCTCTAAAGACTATCTCAAGTCCTTCCATCCAACGACCAAATTCCATGTTGTTTTCAATCGTGGCCATAGACATCTGTTTTGTGCCAAGGCTAGTTTTTGTAGTGGTGAAAAACTTTCGGCGCATGGTGTCTAAGTATGCGGCCTGAACACCCTTAATTAACTCAGGGTCACTGGTGTCTCTAATTGCAGAGACAAGCTTGTCAAACTTTCCTATATTTTCAGGGGTGAGCGTATCGCCATCCCTAAATTGCTTAAAGACTTGATCCCAAATTTTCTGCCCCGTATTCATGGGAGCATTATTAGCATCGAAGAAGGCGTTGAATTTACCTTTAAACACCTCATTGGAAACTTCTTCGGCGGCAGCAAAGGCTACTGCGCGGTCTGCCTCTAAGGACTCCAGGCTCCTCTTACCATTTAAGATGTCTTTTTGTAAGACAACCAATTTGTCTGCTGCTTCGGGAAACTCTTGCCGTAATACGGACCCGTACTTAGACAAAGCATCCACAGCGATCCGTATGTCTTCTGGTGAGTACCCTGCGTCACCTCTCTGCCTAGAACCAAGAGTACCTAGAACATCCGACAGAATGTAATCGTAAGCAGCATCTTCAGCCCCTTCTACACCCGACATGCGAAGACCTTGGATTAGTTGCGCCCCGTAGCGGGACTGAGGCAAGTTCTCAGCTATAGTGTCATCTACATTCTGTGCAAAGGTAATCTCATCAGCGCTAGACTTAATGGGAGGTGCTGAAAATTCGTCCACAGCCCCATCAAAATCTAACCCAACCTGTCCACCTTCTTCTACTATTTCATCTGCGGACTGGGCGTTAAGAGGGGCCTTAGAGCGCATATTAATGTCGTAACTCTTGGCTATACGCGCTAGAGGGCCTTCTCCACGCCAGTTGACGAGAAATTCCTCTCTATCATACTTCTTAGCGGCCTCTACTGCGTCTGAGAGACCGTCCTCATCCGCAAGCTTCAGTAAGTCATCGTCGATGTAATTAACGAATTTTTCAAAGTCACGCGCTGGGCCTCTAGCTGCAACAGCACCTTGTTGACCCGCCTCAAATAGGGATTGTTTAACTTGCGCTAATTCTGAGCGGATGACCTTAAAGAAACTTCCGTAGTCATCCACGCCAACCTTCGCGAGTTCGTCCGTGATGGCGGTTACTATCGCGGCTTCATCCGCAAGAATTTCTTCATCGGTCTTAGGTATTTCAGCACCGTCCACCATTTTAGTTGTGGGGGGCGGTTCAGCCATATTAAGAAGCGTTTTCATGGGTCCGCTGGGCATCGTAGACGCAGCCATCTGTAGCCTATCAGGAGTGATCTCCCGCAGCTTAGATACCATATCAGTAACGTCTAAATACCCACCAGTGACTTCCCCGTATAATTCATTCCGGGTATTGGTCATCTTGGTGTACGCAAGAACCAAGTTCTCACGCATAGCATCGTTACTGGCCAGTGTATCCGCGCTTAATTCTATGCCCGTCTTATTCTGGATTGAGGCTAAGACTTTTTCAAAGTTAGGGTCTATCTCAAGCGCCTCTTCCAGTGCAGCAATCTCAGTATCTAAGTCTGCTACGACTTGGTTCGCTGCGCCCACTTCAGCGAGACCACGCGCCTGTTGGTCCGCAGTAACCCTTGGGATATTCTCCGGTCCATCCAATATGTCTTGCGCTCTCTCAAAGCCTTCGTCTGCGGCCCGGACAGTTTGTTGCGATGCAAGGGCCGTGGAAGTACCCAGCGGCTGACCTGTTGTACCAGATTGTAACGACTTTGCCCGTTCTAGAGTTTCTAAAGCAACAGCTATGTCTCCGTTTTCCCATGCGACCAAAAAGGCATTCATAGAGCTTTGATCAGCAGTAAGAGGACCTAAGAAATCATCTGCTGTAGAAAGAACAACCTGTTCGTTGTTCCTTATCGCGTCTGCAAGTTCTATCAAAAAGGTTTCTTGGTCTCTAGGAGTAGCCGCGTTCTCCGCAGCGTACAGAGCATCAGATATTTCTCGTACCATGTCTTGTTGAGCTTTAGGTACACTCGACTTTCCAAGCAAACTGGTGACTGTGTTTGCAGACATGACAAGGGCCAGCTTTCCTAAACTTACAGTTAAGTTGATCCCAGCCTCTGCGGCCAGACCTAGAGCGCCACCTTCCATAAGAAGGTTCATTCTATTAGCCAGACGTTCTTGGTACTCAGGACTATCGGGATCTAGCTCTATGCCCCGAAGCAGAGGAACGTCTTCTTGGAAGTTAAGCAAGGGGTCTTTACCTAAGAGGATACCACTAGAGTCGCCGTCCGCCCCTGCAACCGCACCAACTTCAAGACCTACGCCTGTGGCAAGACCTTCAGCAATCTTCTTCGACGCTTGTCTTTTGCCAAACTTTTTAGTGACCTGTTTTGCAAGCCCTCTGAAAAAAGCACCCGCGCCAAAACCTGTTCCTATAAGTCCAGCGGCTTCCCCTGCAAATCCTTGTAAAGGGCGTCTTTCGTCGTATTCTGTGAAGTAGTCATCTAAGGCTTGCCCGTAACTGTTTTCATTCGTTACTTCTGTGCCAAGCGCACTCCTGCCCATGTCAGTCAAATCCGCCACAGTGATAGCGGTATTGGTTGCTGCGTCCCTAACACCCTCTACAAGGGCGCTATTTTCTACTACTACGTCCCCTAATGGATCAATGTAAAACCTCGGCATTCTGTTGCCAAGATAACTATCCCCAAGGAAGAAATCATTACGGTCCTCATATCCCGGCGCATCTTTGTACCGCTGCTGCTCAGACTCCAATAAAGCCCTTTGATCTTCAACGTCTAAGAATTCCTTCGCGTCCCCTATGTAATCAAACATAGTGGTGTTAGGCGGCACTAGATCTGGGGAAGTCGGCTCTGGAGTCGGTGCTGCGGCTGACGCAGCAGCGGGTTCTACATCATCTGAAGCAAATGGATCGTAGACAGCTTGTGGGGCAGCAGTGTCCGCTGATTCTGCAAACGGGTCAAAAATATCCGCCATTATTGATCTCCGTAAGTATTCTTATAGAACTCAATTAGGTCTTCTGTAGAGACACCTTTGTTTTGAGGGGCGGCACTAGCAGCATCTAAAAACTCCTGTAGAGTAGGTGTGGTGCGCTTAGAGGCAGGTTTCGATTGTGATTGTGGTAAATCATCAGACATAAACATCATGTATGCCTCTCTAGCCTTTTTCCCTAAAAGTGAATTTCCGTTGGCGTCCAGCTTGGATCTTTCTTCTAAAGACGTAGGTCTTGCCCCGGCAGGAAAGAAAGTAATATTATTTGGCGTACCATATTGTTCTTCCCACATCGCAATGTCGGGTGCGCCTACAAGACTTTTATGCCTCTGCTGCATGTTCCTGATTGTGTCACGGCCATACTCGCGGGTTAATTCAAAGAAGGATTCCCGATTTTTAGTGCTTAGAATCTGAGATAGTCTTTCAAAATCTCTATTAGAAAGAGCGGTTCCAGACTGTCCCTCAAGAATACCTAACTTAAAAGTAGCCAAAAGCTGCTTCGCTTTAAGCATCTCTAGTTGGGCGGCTTGATTTCTAAGTTCGCTAGGATTTTCATTTATCTCCTTCATTGACGCAGCAATAGTTTCTTCAAGCGTTTTAACGGTTTGCTGCGCTAAAACTTTTGCATCAATGGTGACTGTCTGGCCATCGGGCCTTTTATACGTCACGCTGGCGTCCGCACCCTTTACCAAGCCCTGTTTAAATACATTCAATTGGTCGGTCGCTTTGAGACTATCAATCAATGATAAAGTGGCTTGAGTTTCGTTAACTAAACGATTTACGCCAGAGGCAACACTGGACATAAGAGGCGCTTCTATCAAGCTGGGGTTCTCACCAACAAGCATTAACATCTCTTGCTGTAAGGTAAGATACGAGGTGACGCCTAAAACTGCCTCGTTGTAATCCTCAATACCTTGACGATTTTGGTTGGCTATTTTGGCTCGTGCGTCTAATGCTTCTTTGGCAATAGGTAGTATCTTAGTACGGTCTACCTCATCACCAGCGGTTGTTGAATAAACTCTCTGACCACTGCTGTCTAGAGAGGTCCTTACAGACATCGTAGACCACCCAGTGTCGTTTTTTACAACTATGGTCTCTGTTTCACCTTGGGGGTGCTTGCCGTTGTATTCAGCGGCTTTAATTCTGTTCTCACGGTCTGTAATTTTTTGGAACGCGGGATCGAATAATGTCTTTACCGTATTGTCATCTACAGCCGCTCCCGTAGCTTTAGCATAAGCCTCCCTTTTCTCCATTAAATTACTTCTAACGGTGGCCACCTGTGTGAGCTTAGAAGTAGTCCTATCGTTAGTTAAGCCGATTTGGTCCAATACAGTGGCAAAACCTGCCCCGTTCAAATACAACCCAACATTCTCTGCGTAGTCATCGTCAGTCTGATCTTCTCTACGCTCAAATACTGAATTTAGCTGGTCTAGTAAGCCGCTAGTCGTTACCGAACCAGAGGTTCTATCCACGGCCCCAGCAAGAGCGTTTAGGCCCTGAATATACCCCGGAGGGAATACCAGTCCTTCGGACTCTCCCTGCCTGACCAGAGCTAGAGCGCCGTCTATTTGTAACTGGGTTTTAAATTCTGCGAGATCCGCAGGAAGACCAAAGTGGATGGTGTCTTGGAACTGCTTTGCAAGTGAGGTTAAGGCTTTCTGTTGCGCGTCTGAAGCGCTGTATAGACCTGCATCAATTCCTGCTTGAGCGGCCTGAACTGCTGCAAAAGTAGTAAGGGATGAGATCTCTGGTAAATCCGATTGACCTGCCTTGCTAACGTCCAAAACAATGTTGCTTTCCATACTAAACGGCTTGTAAGTTAACTCTCCAGTACGGATCTTATTGTAGGTATCTAGCTGGCCAGTACTCTCCAGAAGATTGCGGAACTTTGTGTGAGCGTCCCGCAATAAAACGTCATCATAACTATCGTCCCCACTAAATAAACCGCCGTAGAAAGAGGAATACCTATCACCGATGGTTACGTCTTCTACGTCAAGGTCCGGTAGATTCTGCCCAAGTCTTATCCCAGGGTTTGGTTTAGAGCCAACTGCTGAAGCAGTCGCAGGATCGGGGGTATTGTCGGCAGCGTCACTGCTTTCATCCTCAAGCATGCTTTGGGTCTGTGCTTCAGCCTCTGTTGTGTCCACGGAAGCGTCTTCACCGATGGCGGGAGGATTGATAATAGTTTGAGCATTTTCTGCTGTGTTCTTTGCTAGGTCTGTTCTGGAAACCAAAACACCAGAGTTAAGCTGCTCCACCAACGTTTTTTGAGCTTTCTCTATGTCTCCACCGTTAGCCGCAAGTAATGTGGATGTGTAGGTCACTAAGTCCTGAGTCGTAAAGTCAGAAGGCATACCGGCCAAACCATTAACGATTTGCTGACCGCCAGACATGTACTCAGCGGCTTTATTATTAGACGCTTGTATCTGCTTCTTCGCTAATTCAAACTCCTTCATCAAATTATTCATGAAAGGGTTCTGGATTTCGGCCTCGTAAGCCTGTGCCTGTCTCTGAGCATTATTAAAAGAATTAGTGAAATTGACTGCAAATGAGTCCCAGCTATTCGCCATTGTTTTCTTCCTCAACTTCGTCAACTAAACCTAGCATTGCTTCCTGTTCTTCGTCAGGAGCGACAGCATCTGTTGGGGCCATAAAACCTTCCTGCTCTACAGGCTCTAACACTACTGGAGCCTCTATCTCAGGGGAGTTTTCAAGCTTTCTCATAGCCTTCACTAAATCCGGGGCTAGGGCTAAACCCTCTTCATCTAAGCCCATGTCGTAATCCACGTTAAACTCATCAGCCATAATTTGGATGTAACGAGCCAAGGGTCCTGCGGCCAGTAACCCCATATCAATGGAAAACCGCCCTTCGCCAATGTAGAAAAGGATCATATAGTCTGTAAGAAAGGCAACACTTGTCCCCATAGACAAAGAGGACATCATGCCCGGCAGTACATCTCTGGATGAAACCTTTAGCAGAAGGTCTTCTACGATCTCATCGTAGTCAACAAGATCGGGTGGGCGATGCCAAGGGTAGTTTCTTGTATCAGAAGTAAAGTTCTCTCCGGGGATGGCACCATCAAATACGGGTTCATTCTGCATAGCCAAGCCCCTTTAGATCATCCATCGCTGTATCTTTAGACTTCTTTTTCTTTTTAGATTTTTTCTTAGGCTCTTCTTCTTCCACCATCTCTGAGTCTCTACCTTTAAAAGTTTCCTCAAAAGTATCGAACCATTCAGGGGTGTACTTCAGGCCCTCTTCTTTCGTGGCGGCTAATTCCTTGGGCATATTCCCATCAAGGAAGTTCTTAATTGAGAGCCTAATACCGTCTTCAAATTTCATGTTAACCTCTGTGCAAAGCGTTGAGCAGGTAATTGTGTTCTTCTTCACAAGCTGTAGCTATTAACTCCCACCGTCTTGCAGCTTCTTTATATGATTTTGGGTGGTGCTTTTTTATGTACGCTGTCCGGTCTGTATATTTTGGGTATCCCGTACATGTTAAACAATCTATGGATGTGTCCCCGGCAGAGAAACGAGCGCCCCTAATACCTAAAAGATCTAGGTACTCCATGACATCATCGGTACTCCAGTCATCGATTGGGTAGAACATCTGGAGACCTTCTTTCCACTCCCCATTTTTAGTAGGGGCTTTAACGTCGTCTTCTTTTCTTTGCCCCGTCAACACCGCAGTAGCGCCGACATGATCCGCCAATTGTTTCAATGGCACCCAGATGTTAGCCCTACAACAATCCGTATACGCAGTGACTTTAAACTCTTTTTTCTCGCTCAAAAGTTCGCCAAGCGCGGTCTTATCTATTGGGACTATAGGACTGGGCCAACCGTTCTCTTCTCGCCACTTATTGGAGTCAGAATACACAGCAACAAAGTTAGGGATCTTTTTACTTAGATCCTGCATAAACTGCTCAACTTCTGGGGCTAGATCTCCAGTGTTTACCCAGCCAACTACCATCTGATCCCAGTAGTGTTTTAAGTAGTACAGCGCAGCGATACTGTCCTTACCGCCACTACACATAAACACGATACGTTTATGCATCTTAAAGATCTTATCAAATTCCATTCAAACCTCAGATGACCCACCCGAAGTCTTAAAAGGCAATAACCCCTATTGCCGCTCCTGCGACAGAGCCTATTGCACCAAAGATAGAACCTTTCTTCTGCTGTTTAGCAGCGTACCTAGCAGCCTCTGCATCGATACGAGCAAGCGCAAGACGGTTCTCACGCTCTGCTGCTGTCTCACCAGATTTCCATGTGTAATCTAAGATTGCGTCAGCACGGTCCCATAGCTGGTTTTGTGCCTCAGAGCTTATCTTAAACAGGTTCTGTACGTCTAGTGCAGCAGCTTCAAATTGCATTTTAGTTTCAGCTAAAGAAACCTCTTGACGCCACTTAGAGTTGGATACATCGATGTTGTACTGCATCTCTTTATAGAACTGCTCTCTGCTAGATTCTAGTTGAGCATTAAATCTGTTTGTGTTGTTGATTTCGCCAGTGTTGAACATGTCCATCTCATTTTGTTGAGAGGCATTAAACTGGGCAATGTTAACACCAAGCTGATCGTAGAACTTCTCCATGTCATTGGCAGACTCAGCATTAAACATGCGCTGTGTGTTTACCATCTTGGCGTCTTCCAACAAAGACTGCACACGAGCTTGAGTATTAATAACGGAGGTCTGCTGACGATTGGATAGGTTCGCGAGATCCATATCCATAAAGTTTTTACTGTTGGTAATCGCAGTGGTCATACGAGCGTCAAGGTTCAGCATGTCCATTTTAGCTAAGACATTAGCACGGTTAATAGTGGACTCTTGACGGTTGTCTAAGTTCTCTAGGGTGACTGTCTGGAAGAACCTAGCCTCTTCTTGGGCTATAGGCAGGGTAGCTTCCATTATGGCCGTAGACATAGCTGCTGTTGCGGCTGTACCCGTCATACCTTTAAACGCAGCAATACGCGCTACGTTACGCGCAGTGCCTTGCGCCCAGCTTGGGATCTTAGCCTCACCATTGGGTCCTTCAAATTCAGAGGAGATGATGTCTAGCTGACCCAT